CCAGCCGTTGGCGTTGGTGCTGTTGGGTTTCCTGTAAGTGTTGCTCCTCCCGTAAATAATGGGGCTGATATATTACCTGTAAATGAAGTATTTCCGTTTCTTAAAATATCTACTAAAGTTGTGCTAAACCTAGAAAATTTAAAAGCTGAACTCGTAAGTGTTGTAAAATCTGTGTTATCTGTTTCTCTTACATTTATCTGAAAGTCAGTTGAACCCGCATGAATATCAGCGGTAGCCCCTATTAAATACATACCTATAGAGCTATTGGATTTGCTAGATATAACAGGGAGAGACACGCCTGTACCATTATTAGACATTGATACTGTACCAGACACCTGTGCTGAAATGCTAGTAGTCGGATCTGTACCCGTTGCAATAGTTAATTTGCCTACAGGATTAATAGTACCCACCCCTATGCTTGAGCCATCATCATATATATTTGCATTAACAAATCTCCCAACGCTGTTAGATCTGGGTATATATCCTGAGGTTATTTTACCAACAAAAGAATCGTTAGCTACAAAATTGTTAGTTGTTTTGCTAAAGTTGTTTGAAAAAAGACAATTAGTTAAACCGCCTGATATTACAGGGTCTAAAAAATAAAAGTTATCTGCAAAATTATGAAAACCTGTTCCTGATATAGTGATCCCTGTAACACTTATTTGATTACTGCTGAAAATAATTCCTGTGCAGTTTGTAAATACTATATTTCCACTATATATAGAGTTCCCCGATATTAAGTGACCTATTATGTTATCAACCATTTCTATTGAATTTACAGTAGAGTGATTTATGAGGTTGCTAACTATATTTCCATGACCTACATTGCTGACCGATGTCGTGTAAATTCCGTAACCATTATTACTAATTACATTTCCTGTAATGTTAGTGTTGCCCGCGCTGGCAACTACTGCATATCTATTTAAATAGAAAGATGAACCTATAATATTGCTATATTCCCCACCAGTCCCACCAGATACGGCTGTATAATGATTAACGCCACTTGGTGCCGTAGAAACTGCACAATAATTACTTAAGAAATTACAATTACTTATATCTATACTCTTATTATCTTTAGATGTTATCGTACCGTTATAGCCTACACCTATAGCGCTAAAACCATAAATTTTGCAATTAGTTATTTTGCTTTTTGGGGCATTTGTATTTAAGTATATTCCAGCTCTAGTACCTATAGATGATACAGTTTGATATTCTATATCGTCAGCACCATATAAACTTATTTTTTCTAAACTAATACCTCCTACTAAGTCTCCATTAAGCATATATCCAGTAGACCCAGTTTTAAACTTTAATATACTTTTTTCACCTAATCCTGACAAACTAGAATTATTTAAAAGTGTAATATTTGAAGCTATATAGATACCCTCTGGGACAAATATTTTTTTACCTGTATTTATTGCACTTTGAATAAAAGATGTGTTATCTGTATACCCGTCTCCAATAGCTCCAAACCACTCTATATTCACGGTTTTATTTTCATAAATCCTTTTTATTCTTTTGCCGTCAGAGGTAACAAGGACAGTCCCTGTATTATCTGCACTTACTACGTCAGATGCATCATAGTACCACTCTCCCTCCTGTCTTATGTCGGTAGTGTAAAAATTATTAGTTGGTAACGTTCCTGATAACGATCTTATTTGCGCTATCGTTTTTTTGTAAACCGCTCCTGCATTCAAAGTATTCAAAGCGTCTGTAACTGTAGCCCCTAATGCTATACTTGCATTTTGAATAATATTAGACGTTGGAACTATTTTAGCCATTACACCACTCGCCTCAACTGTTGCTAAATGATTTACACTTATTACCGTTGGAGCTGTTTTAGAAGTTACCGTCCCAAACGTTGGGTTTTGTAATGTTTGACCGTACATTGATACGGTGCATAATAGTAAAAAAAGTGTTTTTTTCATGTTTATATTGGTTTAATTAAATCTCCTAAAGAAGGTATAAAAGTTAGTGTTAATGTAGTTCCTGTTTGCGACCAATCGGAATCATTTAATAATGCGCTATTCCAAAAAATAGCTTTTATTATTGCCAAAGTTCCAATATTATATGTAGCAGAAACTCCATCAGCTATAAATTGTAATTTTTCTGACAATGAATTTGAAGTTGATTTTAAAAATATCCAATCTATTTTAAGGATAGGATCTGAATTTCCACCAGTTGAATTTTGATAGATACCTCCTAAATGTTCTACAATATAATTTATTTTATACCTCCTCTTGCTGTTCCAAGTTTCATTGGTGTTTATTAATTGTGATTTACTTTGCATTGCTTGTTTTTTTAGGTGGAACATTTGGCTTATCAACAACCTCTTCTTTTGGAATAATTTTATCCTCTTCTAAATTCTTTTTGAAATTATCTTCCCAACTTCCCAAATTCAACAACTCATCCGCTTGCTCTCTTGAAATTAATTTTAAAGTTAACATCAATTCTATTGCTTTTACTTCTTTTAGCGGATCAATATGAGGCATATTTTTACCAAAAAATCTACATTGCGTAAAACTTTCAGTAACCATAAAATTATCACTATTCTCAATGTAGCCATTGGCTTTTATTTTGTTGGTTAAAATTTGAAACTCTAACCACAATTTGTAAAAAGGAATGTAAAACTGTAATGAAAACGTATCTCTATCTACAGAAGTTGTATATCCGAAACTATTTATTGCTGCTCTGGATGCTGAGTAATTTGAGCTGTATTTACCCATTGCAACTTCTGGAGGAATATCTTGACCTGCGCTAATTTGGTCAAAAACTGAACCGTGAAACTCTCCATAATTTGTTTCAATACTTGTGGAAAAATCTTCTAATTTTGAACCAATTGGCATATTGAAAGTAGTTCCAGATGTTTGCTGAGAAATCCTATTAGCTAAACCATCCCCCAAACTATATCCATCAGGAACACTTGCTACAACAACACCTCTTCTTTGATTTACTAATGAATCTGTTGGACTTTCTCCTGTAGAATCTTTGTCGTGAACAATTGCATAAACCAAATTCGCTGCTTGTTCAGCTTTAGTGACAGAAGCCTCTGTGTACCGGTCCAATTTATTAATTTTCTCCAATGATTGAGAAATTGCCGGAACAGCTCTTGCGTGATCGGGACAAATCTTTTCTCCTGAAATTATCCAAGCTAATCTTTTTCCTGTTTTAACACCATAAGCAGGTATTCTTTCGTATTCAGGAATAAGCGTTTCATTACTCTTTGGCTTAACGTTTACGTAGTAAGCAATGTGCTTTCCTTTTGAATCCATTTCGATTCCATGTTCAATTCTATTTCCAGCTCTTACAGCACCTGCATAATATTCATTTCCAATCTCAGGATTTTGAATATGCTCTCCAGAAACAAATTGAGCATTAGGGCCGTTATCATCATAACGAATAACACAAAGGCAGTCTCCCCCAAGAAACTTACCTTTATAGAAATCCATTGCTAATTCATGTAGATTTTTTTCTTTAAGAAAATCACATTCCTTAGAATTGGCATAAACCATAAATCGTGATTCAACTATTTTTGTAAAAGCAGAAGAATCAAAATCTTTGATTCCCTCAGATTCTAAAACATCTTTATTTGGTTCACATTGTAATTTTAAACCGGAACCAATAGACCAGTTAAAACGCTTTGAAGCAATTATTTTTACAATATCCTTGGTAGCATAGGCATCATAAGAACGCAATCTCAATCTATCGTAATCGGGAATATTATTAATTACTGCTCCAAGTTCTCCAAGAGTTTTCTCCCCATCCCAAACTTTATTTACTACTGGATATTTCCATCCGTAAGAAACTGAATCTTGTTGATAAACTACACTATCAACTTCCTGAACAGATTCCTTACTTACTTTTTTATATCCAAAAAATTCCGCTAATCCCATATTTTTTTTTTAAAGATTTCCTCCTCTTAAAACCATTACTCGGCCATTGATTTTGTTTATGTAATATTGCCTCATTTTAATCAATCCATTCAAGGCATTTCCCATATCTGTAATGCTTCTGTATCTGGTTCTACATTTCATTTGGCCATCATCCAATTCATATTCTGCAATTCCTCCTACTGCATCTCCATTTTCATTAATCATGGTATCTAAAATAGATTTTTCCATTGATTCAATCAAAATATCATAGGTAGCAACTTTTCCAATCAAAGCCGACTTGCACTCAACGTATTGAGGAATAGTCATATATTCTGAATTCATACTTTTTAGTTTTTTAGTTAATGCAAAAAGGAGCATCCACTATAAATAGTGGACGCTCCTTTCTGTTAAGTTAGCCTATGTTTCACAACAATGGGTATTTAATATTCAGTACAAATATATAAATAATAATACACAAAAAAACCGCCTCAACTTAATAAGGCGGTTTCAGCAAAAAAACAAAAAACAATAAATAAAATAAGGATCATCAAATTTAATCGTTTTTTGTTTATGTTTTGAAATTATTTAAAATCCAAATTTTACACATTCCCAAACAAAAAATCCAACTGCAATTATAATTATCGAAACACACGATACTATAATAAATTTTATAAATAACTCCCGTAATTCACTCATAATTTATTTATTTTAGATTCAACAATACTATATTTTGTTCTCGGACTTCTCTCGAAATCCTTTATTAATTCAATTTGATATTCATCATACCACCACTTTTGAGTTGCAATAATTCCCAATTCTTTTATCCTGTAAGAAACTGTGTCTCTATGTAATTTAAGCATTTCTGCAATTTCATTTACCCGCTTATGATTTTCATTTAGATTTCCAATTACATATACATAACCTTTTTTATTACTTACTTTGGTTTTAAGTCTTTCTCTAAAAGCTAAAACAGGACATTTATTAAACTTAATCTGAAACTCCTTAATTAATTCAACAACTTTAATTGATGTTATTGTTTTATTATTAATCTTTTTAACATTATGCCTCTTAAATGATTGAACAATATATTTTCTACAAGCTCTTTTTTCAGGTGGTGTTAATTTTTTATAAGTTTCCATTTTCTTTATTTTAATGTAAATATAGCAAGCCCATTATACCTCAAATAAGTCAAAGGGAAAATTGCTTATGAAAGCAAAAAAACCTAAAAATTATTTGCTGTATTCGTAATATGCCCTTAATCATATTACCTACTCCTATCCAAGTTAACAGCTTGCTCTCTGTTTACCCGCTCCCTCCCTCTACTTTTACATAGATTCTTTTACGGCTGATTGTTTTGACTTTCGTTTTGAGGCTCCTGTTGTCAGGTCGGACAGAGCAGGAATTACAATCTTTGGAATTAGAATATTTGTGATTACTCACACCGCCTACAATCAATTACTCAATTTACGGTAGTTGTTTTTGGAGTTCAACTGGATACAACTCTTTTTCATCGAGATAGAATTGTTTAAAAACAAAAAAACCCGAAAAACAAAGGGGTGGAAGCTTTGTTCTAAGGGTCGTTATGTTTTTGCTTAACGTTAGAACCGTACTTTGCAATACGATTCCACCCGTCTTGCATTCGACAAATGTATGAAACTTTATTTGTTATTTCCAAATAAAAATTGAAAAAAGTTTTTAAAACGAAAAATCCAGCCGTATGAAGAAGCTGGATTTATCACTAATCAACCTAATAACTAAAAAAAATACACCATGAAAAAAATTATTGCTGAGGCAAATATATAAAATTATTGGTTTATACGGTAACAATACTCTGACCAAGTTATGTCTTTGTATTTTTTATCATATAATTTCGTATCAGCAATGAATATTTCTCGTGCTGCATAGTTGTAAACTGCAACGTCAAAAAAGTGGTTATCCTCCCTTTTTTTCTTCCAAATATACCCTACTTCAACGCCATTTTTAATTTCTGGCACTCGGTGTTCGGCCTCATAATGGGAGAAATAATTAGTCAATCCATATTTTCCGTTTGATGGTTGTGGGAAATTCATAAAACCATCTGGTTGTGAACCATCGGTTCCCTGTTTTAAAGCCATATTATTGGAAACAATATCTTTTACCATATTCACATCAATGTGATAAAGCAATCCTTTATTTGCCAATGAATGTTTAATCATAGCTCCATTCTTATCCATTTTACGGTAATTTTCCTCTCCCTGACCTTTTATACCTAAAACACGCCTATCATTGATACTTTCAATGAAATTTTCAGCATATTTTGTAAAATGACCTGTATCGATAACCGTAATATCAATGTCATAGTAGGTTTCATCTTCGCCTTGTAATGTCGAATAAACTATTTCTTTGAGTATTGGCCAAACACTATTTTTTACATTATGCTCATAAGTAAATTTTTCTCTTTGAGAATCATTTAAAATATCCTGTTTAGTTTTATTTTGGGTACGCTTAAATGTTCCAATGCTGCCATGATTAATGCTGTACATCTGGCCATTGGTTGTGTGAACAACAATCTCCCAATCCAGCCTAACATCCTCATTGTTGTTATCTTTATCCATAACTCCACCTAAATCGCAAGCCAAACTAATCAAAGCAATTTTTCCATTTCCATCATCTTTACAAGTTTTATCTGGAATAGTACCAATTTGATAAGTTCTTTGGTTTTTCTGCAAATCACTTGATCTAGGTGATTTACCTCTTTCTTCCCAAAGTTCTCCAAGCTGAGTATTTGTAAAAACTTTTAAAGCATCGGTATTTATAGTTCCGTTATTTGGAGGACATGCCTTTAGAAATTGAGCAACTAAATCGGTCCAAGATTCAAATCCTGGAGGATTACACAAAGCATTAAATTTATAACTTCTATATCTAGGATTTTCTGGTTCACAAGTTGGAAACCATTCGCCTGTTAAATTTAATCTATATTTATCTTTGTATAAAATTTTACCTCCACAATTTTGGCATTCATAATGAACAGAATCCTCTATTAATTTGAAATCATTATCCAATTTCCATTTTATACCACCAAAAGTTCCGTCGGCTTTTTCTACTTTCCAAAGAATAGGAATATAATTTTTACAATGGGGACATTCCCAATTCCATTGTCGTTTGTCACCCATATCATAAACGTGTTCGATATTTGAAATTCCCTTAACCGTGGGAGAAGACATGAAAGCCAAACGCCTTGTGTCGGCATAAGATTTTGTTCTGGCTTTAATAAGATCAAAAACATTTCCCTCTTTTTTGTCGGTTTTGGGAGCATCGTCATATTCGTCACAAACCATAACCTCAACCGAGTGAAATCTTAAATTTGAGGCGTTGTATGTAGCATTTATCATTGTTCCTCCAGTGTACTCTTTTTTCTTGTCGGTATCACCTGTTCGTTGATTGGCTTTCTTGATCGAACTTGTTTTCAAAAGATTGCTTAATCCAGAACTTTCCATCACCGTATCAAACCTTCCCCTGATAGTGTTTTGAACCATTATATCCGAACTTGACAAAAACATCACGTTAGAAGGAGATTCTGCAATGTGATAAACCATACAAGGAATTGCCACAGATTGTGTAAAACCAGATTGTGAACATTTCATAACAGCTGTAATTTCAACTCCTGAATTTGGCCGCATATTGTCCACTACCTCCCTTGTATAAGGAGAACGATTATAGCTAAACAATCCGGAAAACTTCGACTCAGAACTCAATATTAAATTCTGTTCAGCCCAATCACTCGGAGCAATTGTTTTCATACTGAAATCATAAATATTCTCCTGAATCCTATTTATGTTTCTTGAAATTATTTCTTTTAGCATTGGTTTTTATATTTTATTATCCAAAACCCAACTTCTTTATAATGGTCTGCAATTCCTCCGGTAACTCCTTCAATTATTTTTTCTGGCTTAGTATCTGTTAATACATGATCTACTGAATGTATTTTTCCTTTATCATAAGCATTATGGACGCTTATAAATTGCGGAGTAACTGGATTCATTTCTTGTTTGCATTCATGCATCTCAACCGCCAAAATATTAGGGACGTTTTCAACTTCTATAAAAGTAAATGTTTCTATTTTCATTTTTATATTTTTTAAATTATACTTTCCTTTCGCCTCTACTGCGCACCTCAGAATATTCATCAATCAATTTATCAATATCAACCTTTGCTTTTTTCTTGGAATCTTTTACGGTTGTGTCCAACAAATTTTCCATTTCAATCATAATGCTATTCAAATCTTCTTTGCTACCACCCAACTGCTGCACCATAACCATTGCTATGTTTTTTATTTGAGAATGAACTGACTTGAATACTGCCTTATAATTTATGGAAATAACATTTTCAATCATATCCAAAGGCAAAGTGTTACCGGCTTTCTTTTCAAGTTCGTACTGTTTAAGCTCCGCATTACGCTCAACCAACTTGACTTCGGCTTCTTTTTTCCTTACTTCAAAACTTAAAAGCAAAGCATTAGCCTTTTTTTCTTCTGAAATCCTTCTTTTCTCCTCAATTGATAGTTTTTCAG